AGGAAGGTGTTAAGTCGTTCTTTGTCATAGGGTTAAGTCAAGTATCCTCAAAATAGGGAAAAATGAGAGGCGACGAGGATGCGAAAAAAAGTTCTGCAAGTTGCTGTTTGATAGTCGTTTGCAGAAGCGTGAGGAAGCGAGGAAGGTGAGTCCTTACTACGTAAGATAATGGCTTCCTTGGGGCTTGCCCATTAGGGCAGCCTATTCGCCTTACCAACGTAGTCCCGAAGTCCATCCTCGACGACACCGGGGATGGGCGTAGGGTGGGGGTATGCCTATCGTCTTGGATGTTCAAGGTATCCCCCGCCCGCAACCCCGCCCCAGGTTCGTCCGGGGTAGGGTCATCTCCACCGCCGACGCCAACGCCAAGCGCTGGATCCAGACCGTCGAAACCGGGGCAAGGGCGTTGGTCGAGATGAAGGGGCAGCAGACCGGCGCGCTGGTCGTCTGCATCGGCTTCCGCTTCCCCACCAAGGACAAGACCCGCCACGGCAAACCCCATACCCACCGCCCGGACCTCGACAACCTGGCCAAACTGATCCTTGATTGCCTGATGCGCGCCGGTCTTATCGCGGACGACGCTTGTGTTTCCTCCCTCTCCGTCCAGAAGACTTGGGACGCGGAGGCGAGGGCGGTCGTCTGGATCGAACAGGACGTCCGCGAGGATAGCGAACCTACCCCTCCACCGCGCTGGCTGGCGAATTAACGGAGGCGGGTGGGTAGCAGGGTAAGGGTCGGACAATCAAAACGTCCCAGGAGCCAAAAGCGGAGGCTACGCCCGGAGGGTGGCAAAGAAAAAACCCCCTTTCGGGGGTTTTGTCGAGCTGGCAAAGCTTTCTACTTCTTGCGCTTGTCCTCCGCGTCCGACTCCATCCAAGCGTCGTGCATCACCTCATAGGCTTCGGTGCAAACCCCGCCGTCCAGCCAGCGGTCGAAGGCGCGATTAATCCGACCCCAAGCCTTCTTGCCGGGGTATTTAGTCGCGGGGCTTGTCGCCCCCGCCTCGTCGCATCCCCAATAGTCCGCGAGATCCTCGCCGGAGATGACCAGCGCGACGCAATCCCGCTTATGCAGTTCCGCAGCCAAGTCCTCGATTGAGACTTCGGAAAGGTCGGCCTTCGCCTTTACCCTGTCCGGGGCGTTGTTCAGCAGGAAGTCGTGGACGGCGTTCGCGTCCCCGATGGAATAGGTGATTTCCTCCGCCTCCTTGGACAAGCCTTCGCTTTCCGGCAAGGCTTCCCATCGCTTCGCAAGGTCGGCCAGGTTTTTCTTCGCGGTCTGAATAAGACCGGCGTGATATTTCTTGATCATTGGTTGGTTGGGTTGGTTGGGTTCAGGGAATAAAGTTTTCCGCCTCGATCCTGTCGCGGTGATTGACCGCCCTCTGCCAAGCGCCTTCCCAAGCGCTTGCCGCCTTCTCCGGATCCTTGCCCGCTTCCTCCGCGCGTTCATAGGCGCGGCGGTAGTCATCAAGCGCGGAAAGCTGGGCTTCCTCCGCCGCAGCCAGACGCAAAAACCAGGCCGATTGCCAAAGGCAATCCGCCCCCATCGCGTTCGCCCGGAGGCGGTTCGCCGCCTCCCTCATCTCCGCCGGTGTCATCTCTTGCTTGCTCATTGTCGTATCAGGCGCGGGTGAAGGTGTAGCAGTATTGACCGCCGCCCAGGGAGGCGCGCGCCTTGAGGCGATGCGTCACCTTCGGCAAGGTGAACTTGCTATCCCCTTCGGGAAGGTCGTTGCAATAGGCGTCGAACTTGGCGAGGCATCGCGCCGCAGCCACGTCCGCGCCGTCCTTGTCCTTGTCCTCATAGGTGAAGGAGGACGAGGCGCGGAAAGTCGTCGAAGCATCGCGGACGTAGGTCGCCAGCCACTTCGGACCGCTTGCCCCGGTAGGCTTGCGAAAGCGGACGAGGATCGCGCAACCGGCGTCCGTGATTGGACTGACTTCGCGGTGGGCAGAGGCCAGCGCGCGGAGCGTGGGCAAGGTGTCCGCCACCTCCTGCGCGCTTTCGGCAATCGTCTGGACGAGGCTGGCCGCGTGGGTCAAGTCCTCCACCTTGCGCGCGTCTCCGTCCACGCGGTCTTTGTTGTGGTAGGCGATGCTATCGAGGGAGGACGCCGCTTGCATCACGCTCCGGCCATAGGTGAAGCAGACGCGCAAGGCGTCGTGGGCGTTCTGAAGCTGGGAGACGTCAATCTTCCCGGCGGTGTTGTTGGTGTCTTTCATCGGTGTTGGGTGGGTTGGGTTGGGTTGGTTGGGTTGGGTCAAGAGTGGTCGCGGTAGGAAAGGTCGCGGGCTTCGCGCAGATGCGCGGCCTTCTCAAGAAGGATGCGCGCCAGACGGAGGTCGTCCGCTTCGACGGCGGCGCGGGCTTTGCTCCTCATCTCCGCCTCCAGGTTTGAAAGGACGCAGAGCGTCGTCTTGATGTCGGCGGCGGCGGCGGCCTGGTTTTCCTCGTTGGTGATACCGCGAAGCGTTCGCTCCGTGGCGAGGTCGTCGGCGTGGTCGCCATTGATCCGAAGGCCGCAGTCTTCGCAAACCTCGACCTCGTCGCCCTCAAGCGTGGTGCAGAGGACGAGGCGATAGGTGTCGATGGCGTCGGCATCCTCCGCAAAGGCGCGCTTGATGCGTTCGACGTTCTTCCCGGCGCATCCTTCGCAGATGCAACCTCCGTCCTTCGCGAAGAAGGCGCGCGGGTAGTTGGTGAAAAGGCCAAGGACGCGGACGAAGTCGGCGGCGGTTTTAATAGTCATTTCGCTCATTGGTGTTGGGTTGGTGGGTAGGTTTGTGGGGTTTGTTTTTTCAATGTCAATGCCTCAAAAGCTGGGGCGGTCGATAATTTCAAGGAGGTCTGGACCTGTCGCGAACGCCCACAGCGCAAAGGCGATGAGCGCGGCGAGGGCGAGGGCGAGAAGGACGGCGCGGGTGGTTGTCATTGTCGTCTGGCTTTAGGCTTTGACCGCGCGGCGGATGGCGGCGAGATCCCGGGCCACGTCGCGAAGGTCGTCCTCCGACGAGACATTTACGCAAGCGGCATAGGACTTGAGCGCCGTCCTCAAGTTGGCGGCGGCGTCGGCCAAGTTGCCGCGCTTGTCCGGCGCGGTGGCGGCGGTCGCAGCGGCGCGGAGGTCGAGCCAGACGCGCATCAAAGCCTCAAGCGTCGCGATGCGCTGGGGGTTGTCGTTGTCCTCGTTGCCCGCGACGTCGTCGCGGATCTCGTCCACCTTTTCGGCAAGGACGGCGGCGGGGTTGGTGATTTGAACGAGGCGCGCAAGAAGCGCCTTGGTCAGTTGGTCGTCGTTGTTGTTGTGCATCGGTGTTGGTTGGGTTGGGAAGGTGGAAAAGGCCAGGTTTTCAGTTGGGAACTTGGCAAAGGATGTTCGACGCGGTGACATTGGCGCGCTTCGCGGCGGCGACCATCAAGCGCTTGAGGGCAAGCGCGGCCTTCACGTCCTCGACCGCGTCCAGACGCTCGTCGTAGTAGCCCGGAGCCGGGGCTTGGGTCTTGCGGATCTTGGCCTCGTTCGCTTCGCGGTCGGCGGCGACCTGTCCGCCGGTTGCGGCGTGGTTGGTCGCGGCGGCGAGATAGGCGACGACCAAGGTCGCCCCCTGCGGACAAGTTTTGTCGTCGGCGGCGTGGTCGTGCATCGCGTCGTAGAAGGCCACCCGCGCGTCGTCGTCTGCGTTCAGCAGAAAGTCGAAGACGAGGGCGGCGAGGGCGTTGGCGGTGGTGGGCGTGGGCATCGGTGTTGGGTGGTTGGGTGGGAAGGTTTGTGGCGTTGGTTTTTCCAATGTCAAGCGCGCGGCGGGTAAAGGTCGGTGGTTTCGACGTGGGCAAGATTGACCCAGACGCAGCGGCCAAGGGTCTGACTCAAGTTGAGTTCGACGCGGACGCCGGACGCGATGAGGTCGGCAAGGTCGTCCCCGCGAAGGGTCTTGCGCCCCTTGGCGACGTAGGCCGTCGCGCTGGCGTTCTGGGGTTTGTAGAAAAGGCCGTAAGAGGTCGCCAGAGGCGAGACGCGGACGACGGCGGTGCTGGTGTTGGTGTTGGGCATTGGTGTTGGGTGGAAAGTGGGTTTTGTGGGGATCCTGGAGGTGTTTTGGACTCGTCAGCGTGGGCGATACCCACGGACACCGCCGAAGCGGTGTTTCGTCCTATCGGGCTTCCCGCGCGACGTCCTCCGCTTCTCCGGCAAGGTCGGTGGCGTCGTCAATCTGCGCGGACACCTTGCGCATCAGTTCAGCGGCCTTGAGTAGCGCGACCTCGTTCTTTGCGTGGACGTCGTCGCCGTCGGCGCGCTGGTCTTCGCGCTCCGCCGCGTCGCGGAGTTTGAAACTGACGACTTGGGAGGCGTCCGCCAAGATCCCGGAAAGAAGGGCGATGGCGGAAACCGCGAAGTCCTCTTGCCCGCGATAGGCGTCGCCAAGTTCTTCGCCAAGTTCAGCGCCGACTTCGGTGGGGTTCACGAGGTCGCGATGGAGGTCGCAGAGGACGCGGTGGAGCGCTTTCGCGTGGTGGTTGATGTTGTTGGGCATTGGTGTTTGTGGGTTGGTTTTGGGTGGTGTCAAAGCTGGGAAAAACCTGGCCTTTAGGCCGTTTTGTTGGCCGGAGGGATGACGACCTCAACCCACTCGTCCACGACTTGCAACTTGCACGCGATGCCGCTGGCGCGCAGGACGCCCGCGATGCGGCGCGCCTCCGCGACGTCGTGGGGCGAAGCGCGTCCGTCGCAGACGTCGCCGTTCTTTCGGGTGAAGACGTTGAACGTCCCGCGGTGGTGTTGGAGGTCGAAGTAGGTTTCTCCGATGAGGGTCTTGAGGCTTTCGGTCGTGATGGACATCGGTGTTGGGCTTGGTGGTTGGGTTGGTGGGAAGGTTTAGGCGAGGTCGATGAGCCAGACGCGGCCAGCGTGGTCGAAGCGTTCGGCGGAGTCGGCGGCGATACCAATCTCTGCGGCCTCGTCCTTGGTGACGACCCAATAGGTCGTTCCGCCGTCGCGGAGGGTTACAAGCGCGCCGTCCACGTCGTAGTCGGAGGTTTTCAGCGCGGCGGTGTCGTCCGGGGTGTTGGTTGAATACGACTTGTCGTAGGCGCAAGCGGCGGCGGCGCGGTCGTCGTCGGTGACGGCGTCCTTCTTGGTGGAGATGACGCGCTTCTTGCCGGACAGAACGACGGCGGGGACTTCATCGGCCAGCATCGCGTCAAGTTCGCGGAGGATGGCGGCGACGTTGTCGCGCAAGGTGCAGAGTTTTCGGTCGGCCAAGTTCCGCGACGTCCGCTTGCCGACGGAGGTGGCGGCGACGGAGGTCTTCACGGCGAGGCGGTGGACTTCGGCGGCGCGTTCGACGGCGTCGTGAAGCAGGGCTTCGACGTGCAGGGCGTTGTGGTGGTTGTAGGGCATCGGTGTTGGTGTTTGGTGGTGTTGGTTGGTGGTGTCGCCTTGGGGCAACACCTACGACTTGTAGGAGGGGATCTTGAAAGGTCAAGGTCTGTTTTGCTATGTCATCGGACGCCGGGGCAGGGCAGTTGAGCGAGGCAAGCGGGGCGGGGTTGTTGGTCGAGGTGGTGGGTAGGTCGTCGGCGTGGTGGTGGATGCGTCTGGCTTCCCTCTGGAGGCGTCGCGGTCGTCGCTCCATCTCGTCGCCCTCCCTGCTGGCTTCCCCTCCCTGCTGGCTGTCCTCCCTCCGCCGTCGGTCGGTCGTCGCGACGTCGGTCGGTCGTCGTCCTCCTGCCGGTTGCCTCGCGCCTGGTCGCTCGCCCAGGTCCGCGCGCCAGCTCGCCCGCACACACCCCCGCCCACCCACCCGCGACGCGCGTTCAAAATGTCCCACCCCCTCATCGGAAAAATCTGCGCTACTCAAAAAGTTTCTCCTACGTCGCCAACGCTTGCAAATGTACCGCGTGGTAGCAACATCGCCTTATGAGTCAGCCTCCCGGTCCTTACGAGCGTTCGTACTCCTTTACGGACTTCTCGACCAACAACCCCAACGCGCAGCAGCCGGGTCAGAAGATCGACCAGGAGTTGAACAACGTCCGTACCGCCCTCAATGCCACGCAGGACAGGCTTGGCGAGGTTCAGGCCGACGACGGCAAGCTGCGTGAGTCTTGCCTCCGTATGGAGACGCTTGGACCTGCGGTTGCTCCGTATGTCTCGCAGTCCGCCATCGACGCCATCAATCAGGCTGGTGGTACGCAGCTTACCGCCGTCAATACGGCTGGATCTACGCAGGTAGGCGCGGTCAATGCCGCCGGAGCATCTAACCTTGCCAGCCTGAACGCCGTCATCAATTCGACCGCCGCTTTGCAGGCTACGCAGGCCGCCACGTCCGCCAATTACAGCAAGACGCTTGCGCAGCAGGCTAAGACGGCTGCTGAAATCTCCGCCGGAAACGCTCATAGCAGCGAACAATGGGCAAGGACTTACCAGCTTGCCGCCGAGGAGTTTCGCAATCAGGCGCAGCAGTTCGACATTAACGCCCAACAATGCGTTTCCGCCGCGCAAGGCTACGTCGGCAGCGCCGAGTCGCTGAAGAATGAGGCTAATCAGGCGGCTACTCTGTCGGAGTATTACAAGAACCAGGCCGACGACGCGGCTGTTCGTGCGGAAACTGCGGCTGCCAGCGCCAATAGCGTCATTTCCAACGCACTTCCTGGCATTACGTCTGCGGCTAACTCAGCTTCCCTTGATGCTGCCACGGCTTTGTCTGCCGCAAATCAGTCGCAGACGTTCGCGCAACAGGCTTCTTATTCGGCTTCCGCCGCTTCGACGTCCGCCAATGCCGCCGCAGTATCCGCCGCTACTATCGTAGCCGGAAACTACCTTCAGGACGCTCCTTCGGATGGTCAGAATTACGCCCGGAACAACGGATCGTGGGTGACGTTCGGCGGAAGCTGGACCGGTGGCGCTGTCAGCAGCGACATTACCTACGCCAGCGGTACTAACTACGCGACTTTCAACTACGGCTACGTTGCCACGCAATCTAACGACAGCAACGCCTACGGCGTCATCTACAACAACGGCGTCGAGGCTGGCGACGGCAACGTACGCACCTTGATCAGCTCTGCCGGTGTCACTTTCCCGGATAACAGCGTCCAAGACAAAGCCGCGTATGTCGTCGGCTCTGGCGACTTGGACATGATGGGCAGCAACATCAACAACGGAAACTTCAACTCTCCGGCAGGCCAGGTTTCCGCCCAGAACGTCAGCATGTCCAGCGGAGGCGTCCTTACCTTTGGCGACTCCAGCGTTCAGTCCACCGCCGCCAAGGAAGCGGCCAACGTTCAGGACGTTTCCAGCGTCAATGGCGTGTATGTACCTGCGTTCGGCAATACGGTCTATGCCTTCGCTTCGTGCGGAGTGGACATCCACCTGCCTTCCCATTCGGTCTATCCGCTGCCTATCGGTACGCAGATGATCTTCATCAACAAGGACGGAAGCGGCATCGGCTTCTCATCGTACGGAACAGGCGACGGCGCTACCGTCTATTCTTCAGGTTCACGCCTGACGCTGAACGCGCCGTACGCCATCGCGACGGCCATCAAGATCGAGTCTAACATCTGGGTCGTCTCCGGCGACTTGACCGCCTGATGCTTGCTTTCGCTGGCATCGTCGCTGCGGCGCATCTCCACCAAGGTCCGACGTATCCTCCGTACGGAACCTTGCTTGGAGCGACGTGCGGAGCAACCGGTCCGACCGGCGATGGTACGCATTACTACGACCAGCAAGGCAACGAGTTCGTCGGTCTGTTCGGCCTGTTCTACATCTACGCCGACGGCTACGGCGGCGAATACTATGGCAACCAGGGCGACAACCTTGGCAACGCTCAGTACGGCGTCTATTGCTATTACCCGAACGGATACTGCGTCCAGAACAACACCGGCCAGCCAAGCCTTTATTGGCAGGGTTGCGGAACAGATGGAAACTACATCGACTCGATGGGTTCGTACGTTTCGATCTACTACGCCGATGGCAACGGCGGGACGTACGCCTCTGGAAGCAACGGCGTGTCTTGGAGCGGAAGCGTCACCGGCATTTACGATAACGGCTGCTGCTATGTCTATTTCGACGGCAACGGCGGCTATTACGTCAGCGACACCTGCGGTCCGTCCTACCCAAGCCAGGGAACCGTACTCGCCGCATACTGCGCAGGCTATGCTGGTCCAAGTGGAACGACTACCTACACGGACGCGCAGGGCGGACAATGGAACAACGGTTCTTACACGCTTTACGAAGACGTAGCAGACGGAAATGGCGGCTACACGACCATTCAAGTAGGAGACAACACCAGCGCCAATGGAACGTCCTGCTGGTATCCGATGGGTTATTGCACCTCGTATTCCAGCGGTGAAACTACGGTTTATTGGACAGGTTGCGGAGCAACCGGAGATTTCGCGTACGGATCTTACAGCAGCGGCCAGGCCGCCGATGGCAACGGCGGAAGCTACTCGTTCGGCGGTTCCAGCGACTATGGCTATGGTTATGGTCATCAGATTTACGACGCAGGAAACGGATGCTGCTACGTCAATTACGATGGCAACGGCGGCTATTACGTTTCCGATAATTGCAGCGCATGTCCTCCGTTCGGCCAATACGTCGGTTCAGGCTGCGTTCCTACCAGCGGTTATGACGCTTCCGGGCAATACTTCGACGGCGCTTGGCAGTACGCAGACGTCTATTCGGACGGAAGCTGCGGAACGTACAACTATGTCCAGGCTACTAACGGATACGGATGCTATTATCCTCAAGGTTGGAAGCTGGATTACACCTCTTATCAGGATACCTTCGATTGGTACGTCACCGACTCCCAGCAGAACAACGTGGGTAGCGGAAACTTCGCTTATCATACCTGGTGGTATTCCGAAGGCGTAGCCAACGGCGACGGATCTACCCATGGCGAAAACGGAGATTGGCAAGCGCCGTATGGTCTTCAGATTGCATCCAATACCTACTATGACATTGGCTATGACCAGACTTGGTGGTATGCGGTCTATTCCGATGGTTCCAATGGCTACTATGTATCGCAGAACATCTGGTAATCTTTTCTACACCCATGGCTAACATCACCAATCCTAACCTCAAAAAGATCGTCCTGCCTGTCGGCTGGAACGCCCTGATCAACGACGAGAAGAAGACCGCCCTGGTCATCGGAGAATACAAGTATGTCTCCGAGGCTAACACGGCGCTTACGCTTCTCACCAAGCCTTCCGAGGCTGAGTTGCTCGCGGCCATCCCTGCTGGCTACACGCCGGTCTATCCTCCGAAGCCTGTCGCCCCTGTCGCTCCCAAGGCGTAATGGCTAAGAAACCGACGTCGGACGAGAAGCGCCGTCAGGCCGAGATAGCCGAGGTGGAAGCCCAGATCGCGGCTGCCACCCGGCTTATCCGCGTCAAGAAGGCCAGGGAGTCGCTCATCTCATTTACCGAGATGACGATGCCTGACCCTGAAGACCCGGACAACGTGGACAAGTCGCGCTACCAGCCGGTACGCCACCACCACACGATCTGCGCGGCCTTGGAGGAAGTGGAGAAGGGGGCGTACCAGCGTCTCATTATCTCCATGCCGCCTCGACACGGTAAGTCCGAATTGGCTTCCCGCCGTTTTCCGGCGTGGTTCCTTGGAAAAGACCCATACCGCCAGGTCGTCTTCGCCACTTACAACGAGGACGTTGCTCAGGACTTCGGCAGGTCCGTCCGTGAAATCATGCGCGGACCGGCCTACCAGCAAGTCTTCCCCGGCTGCAAGCTGCGTACCGGCAGTCAGTCGTCAGACAAGCTTCAGACGGAGGAAGGCGGCGTAGCCCACTTCGTCGGCGTAGGCGGCGGTCTGACCGGACGTGGTGCAGACCTGCTCATCATCGACGACCCGATCAAGGGCGATCAGGAAGCCAACAGCCGTCGCGAACGCGACAAGCTTTGGGATTGGTTCACGCAGGTAGCCATGACCCGCCTTATGGCTGGCGCGCGGGTGGTTATCATTATGACCCGCTGGCATGAGGACGACCTGGTTGGCCGCATCACCGACCCGACAAATCCCTGCTACGACGACGAAGTTGCCCAACAATGGCGCGTCCTAAGCCTACCGGCTATCGCTGAGGACAATGACCCGATGGGACGTCAGCCCGGTGAGGCGCTATGGCCTGAACGCTACGGCCTTGGGTTCCTGAATGAAATCAAGCGATACAACAACAAGGGTTTCTCCGCCCTCTACCAAGGCAAGCCGTCGCCCGACACCGGCGACTACTTCAAGCGGGAATGGCTGCATACCTACGCCCCGCACGAACTACCTCCCAAGGATCGGATGCGGTACTATGTGGCGTCTGACCATGCCGTATCTACCGCCCAGCATGCGGACAAGACCTGCCTTATCCCTATCGGGGTGGATGAGGACGACAACATCTGGGTCTTGCCTGGGGTCTGGTGGCGCAAGGCCGAGACGGATGACACGGTCGAGGCGATGATCGACATGATGGAAGAATACAAACCGCAGGTCTGGTGGGCTGAAAAGGGTCATATCTCCAAGTCCATCGGTCCGTTCCTACGCAAGATCCAGCAGGAACGGAACGTGTATTGCAACCTTGAGGAAGTCCACCCTGCCAAGGACAAACAGACCCGCGCGCAGGCTATCCGGGGTCGTATGTCGATGGGCAAGGTCAAGTTTCCCCGGTTCACCCATTGGTGGAGCGACGCCGAAAACGAGCTGCTCAAGTTCCCATCCAGCCGCCACGATGACTTCGTGGACGCCCTTGCCCACCTTGGCATGGGTCTTGCCCGCCAGCAGGGGGTATCCCCCATCGCCCAGAAAGAACCTGATCTGCCTCCGGCTGGTACGCTTGCTTGGGTAAAGATGGCCGTCAAGTGGGAGGAACGGCTACGGAAACAGTTGCAGTCAGGGGGTTTCTGAACATCAATAGGAACCAATGGAAAGCGACATGACTCCATACGGCTCGCAGCCGCATGACGAACAGGCTGAGAACCCTGCTCCCAACGGCATTGTCCGCGACGCTCCGGAACCGACCGATGCCTCCCGCGCCGCCTTCGTCAAGGAATGGTCCGACAAGGTGCATCGCGCCAAGAAGCATTGGAAGACGTCGCTTGGCCGCATGCGTGAGGACATGGACTTCTACATGGGCAAACAATGGCCTGGTCAGTCGCCTACGGACGACCGATATGTTGCTAATTGGATCCAGCGTCACATCGGCCAGCGAGTCTCATCCCTTTACGCCAAGAACCCCAAGTTCGTAGCCAAGCGTCGCAAGACGATGGACTTCGCCGTTTGGGACGGAGAAATGTCCACCCTACCGGCCATCCAGACTTCCTACGAGAACTCGCTGGCTACCAATCAGCCCATCGACCCTATCGTGATGCAGACGATGATGGACATCAAGCAGGGGTACGAGAAGCAGACGATGATGGACAAGATCGCGAAGACGATGGAAATCGTGATGCACCATCAGATCGGTGAACAGCAGCCGCTGTTCAAGTCGCAGATGAAGCAGCTTGTCCGCCGTTGCTGCGTCACCGGCGTCGGCTACATGAAGCTGAATTACCATCGCATCATGGATAAGCGTCCGGAAGACGCCTTCCGCATCTCCGACATTACCGAACAGATCGCGACGCTTCAGCGTCTGATGGCTGACCAGGCCGACCAGAAGTTCGACGACAACAGCGCGCGTGAGGAACAGCTTGAACTGCTCCAGAAGGAACTGTCCGAAATCGAGGACGTCATCATCCGCGAAGGTCTGATGTTCGACTTTCCCCTCGCCAACAGCATCATTCCTGATACCAAGTGCCGTCAGCTCAACGGCTTCGTCGGCGCTGATTGGGTAGCCCAGGAGTTCATCCTTACGACCGATGAGGTGAAGGAAATCTACAAGGTGGACCTTGGTAAGAAATACACGGACTACAAGGACAAGGACCGGATGGGCGATACGGATCTGAACGAGGAACGCGCCGTCATCTGGGAAATCTATTCCAAGAAGGATGGCTTGGTGTATGTCATCGCTGACGGCTATCCCGACTTCCTCAAGGAACCGGAAGAACCGTACCTGAAGCTGGAACGCTTCTGGCCTTTCTTCGTCCTGACGTTCAATGAAGTTGAGTCTGACCGGGACATTTTCCCTGTCTCTGACGTCCGCCTGCTGACCCCTATCCAGCGCGAATACAACCGCGCGCGTCAGTCGCTCCGCGAACATCGCAAGGCCAACCGCCCTGCCTACGCCACCTACTCCGGCGCGCTGTCCGACTCTGACATCAACAACCTTCAGGCGCATCCTGAGAACGCCGTCATCCAGCTTCAGAACATGTCGCCTGGTATGGCCGTGAACCAGATCCTTCAGCCCATCCAGCATACGCCAATCGACCCAGCGCTGTACGATACCACGCCGTTCCTCGACGACATGATGCGCGTCGTCGGTTCGCAGGAAGCCAACCTTGGTTCCACCGGCACGTCCACCGCCACGGAAGTTTCCGTCGCGGAAGGCAGCCGTATGTCCTCGCTTGGTTCCAACATCGACGACCTTGAGGACTTCCTCAGCGAAGTCGCCCGCGCTTCCGGCCAGGTCTTGCTGGAACAGATGGATCAGCAGACCGCCGTGAAAATCGCCGGTCCTGGCGCTGTCTGGCCGCAGTTGTCCGCCAATGATATCGCTCAGGAACTCTACCTCGAAATCGAAGGTGGTTCCAACGGACGCCCGAACAAGGCGATGGACATTTCCAACTTTGAACGCCTTGCTCCGGTCCTGCTGCAAATCCCCGGCGTGTCGCCCGAATGGATGCTCCGCGAACTCATCAAGCGTCTCGACGACGGCATGGATCCGGAAGATGCCATCAAGTCCGGCCTTCAGTCTATCGTCGCTCAGAACGCTCAGAAGCAGCTTCCCGGCGTTCCTCCTGCCGGTGCTGGCGGCCCTCCGCCGTCTGGTCCGCAAGCCGGTCCGGGTCAGGTCGGTCCTGCCCCTGGCGCTACCGGCGCGCCTGCTGGTCCGCCCCAAGCCGGACAGCCTGACCCCACCCACCCTACCCCTGGAGAAATCCGTTCCGGCAAGGTGCAGGTTCAGTAGTTGTTGATTTTTAACGACTAAGGTACTACTCTTTCCCTACCAATGCCCGACACCAACGAAACCAATGCTCCCGCCGACGCGGAAGTTTTGAACACCGCACCGCAGGCCGAAACGCCTGCTGAACCCATTTCTTCGGTTCCTGCCGAAGCCGACGCTAAACAAGATAGCCAGCCCATTTCGTCGGGGGCGGGCGACTCGGACGCTAACAAGAAGCCAACTTCGTTGCTCGACGCTGTGAAGCGCGCGACGGATAGAGCTGACGCGGCATCGTCCACCGTGGGGACTGACAGCAAATCCGCATCCTCTGATCAGAAAGCCAATCCCGCAGCGACTTCGGACGAAGTTGCCAAGGACAAGCCGAAGACTGAGGCGGGCGAAAAGCTGCCGTTCCACAACCACCCGCGCTGGAAGGAAGTTCAAGCGGAACTCAAGGAGGCGAAACCCGCCGCCGAAGAATACCGCAAGATTACGACCTACATGCAGTCGAATGGTCTTACGCCGAATGAAGTCGCTGAGGGGTTTCAGATCATGGCCCTGATGAAGAACAATCCGGCTGAAGCCCATAAGCGCATCAGCGAATACAAGTCCCGCCTTGACGCCTTCGTTGGCGAGAAGCTGCCCGACCCCATCCGTGAAAAGGTGGACAACGGCTCTATCGACCCGGAAACGGCCAAGGAATATGCCGCCTTGCTTGCCCAGCAACAGCTCGCCCAGCAGCGTACTCAGTACGCCCAGGCTGAGTATGAACGCCAGGCGCAGCTCGGCATGCGGAACGCGGTGGTGAATTGGGAACAGCAGAAAAAGTCCAAGGATCCTGAATGGTCCACGAAAGAGGCGCTTATCACGGATCGGGTAAGGACGCTGATGGCATCTGAGAAGCCGAATACCGCAGAGCAGGCCGTAGCGCTCGTTGAGCGCGCCTACTCTCAAATCACGGATCAGCTTCGCAAGATCGCACCTCAGCGCCAGCCCATCAATCCGATGAGAAGTACCATGTCGTCCGTCACGGCTACGGCCACGCCCAAGAGCTTGAAGGAAGCTATTATGCGCGGCCTCGCCAACTAACCCCCAAGACCCAGAAATACCATGGCGTTCACTACTGCCGAACTCAATAACATCACCGCGTCCGCCCTCGATTACAACATCAAGGGCGAGGCGTTCGCAAATGCCATCCAGGAAAAGCCTCTGCTCAACGCTCTCACGAAGAAGCAGAAGACCTTCCCCGGTGGCAAGGGCAACATCACCGTCCCGGTCGTCTTCGACTACACGACGGCTGTCGCCGGTTTCGCTCATAACGATACCGTCTCCTACGCTAACCCCGCCAATACCAAGCGCGCTTCCTTCCCCTGGAAGGAAATCCATGCTGGTATCTCGCTGACCCTCACCGAACTGAAGATCGACGGCCTCTCCGTCGTCGATAGCCTGAACGGTGACTCCACCAGCAAGCACAGCGAACGCGACCTCACGGTTCTCACCGGCCTTCTTGAACAGAAGCTCGCTGACATGACCGAAGGTTGGGCGCGCTCGTTCAACAACATGCTCTGGCGCGACGGTACGCAGGATGCCAAGCTCGTCCCCGGCCTGCTGTCCCTCATCACGGACGACCCCACCACCGGTACTGTCGGCGGCATCGACCGCGCGACCGTTCCCCTGTGGCGCAATCGCTCCGCCGTGGGTACTGTCTCGTCCCCGGTTGATGGTCATCAGGGTCGCCTGATCTACGCCTCCGGTACGCAGTCCATCACCAAGTTCCTCCGTAATGAGGTTCGCCAGCTGACCCGCTTCGGTGGTAAGCCCGACCTCATCCTCGCTGGTTCCGCTGCCATCCAGATCCTCGAAGCCGAAATCTCGGAAAAGGGTCTTTACACGCAGCAGGGCTTCGTGAAGAACGGCACGACTGACATCGGCATCGCCAAGATCAACATCCTCGGCGTTGGCGAAGTCATGTACGACCCGACCCTGGACAGCCTCGGCTACTCGGATCGCATCTACTTCATCGACCGTACCAACGTGAACCTGATGGTCATGGACGGCGAAGACAAGAAGACGCACTCCCCGGCTCGCCCGCACGATCAGTACGTCCTCTACCGCGCGATGACCTGGACCGGTGGCCTCACCGCCCGCCAGCTCAACGGTTGCGGCGTCTATCAGCTCGCCACCGCCTAAGCGGTAGCAGATAGGCTCCTTCGGGGGTGGTTTCTTAACGGAAGCCACCCCCTTTTGCTTGCTTAGACGCCTGGTTGGGGCAAGATGGCTGTCATGGAATACGCCAACACCGAAGTCCGCATCGGAGGTTCTCTTGAGAATACCGTCATCAAGGAAGTCTCCGTCCCCGAAATCGTCGTCCTCCGCGCCATTCACGGCGAGGATGCGCTGATCAACATCAACAAGACCCGCGCCGATGCCTCCGTCACGGCTCGCGGCGAACGCGAACGCCTTGCCAAGAACTACGGCGAGGAAGTCCTCAAGAAGCTGTTTCCCGGCGCATTGAGCGTCCTGCCGTCGAAGCTGGCTGAAGTCGGCGTCGAAGGCTTTGAACCCAAGGGCAAGAAGTAAGCCATGGCTATCGGTACGCAACTCTCTACCCTCGTAGATATGCTGCGCGCCGAAATCGGCGCGTCCATCGACCGCGCGCAGGGCGTCAATCACCTCCCGGCTCTCAAGCAGACGCTGTCCCGAACGCAGGAACGCCTGTGGTTTGATTTCGATTGGCCGTTCGCCTACATCGAGCGAGACGAACCGTTGCAGGACGGCCAGCGGTACTACACGTTCGACAACGACATTGACTTCAACCGGATCATCTCCGCCCACGTCAATTACGCCCAGATCTGGCGCGGCCTGGAATACGGCATCACGCCTGGCGAATACAATCAGTCCAACCCTGAGTTAGGCATGAAGCAAGACCCGATCCGCCGCTGGCGTCATTGGGAAGGCAATCAGTTTGAGGTCTGGCCGGTTCCGTCGTCGTCCACGATGCGTATGCGTTTCCGCGCCATCAAGCGTCTCAACCCGCTTGTCGCTGAGTCTGACCGCGCCGAATTGGATGACCAACTGATCGTCCTGTATGCCGCC